TTATTTGCTGTTTTTAATGCGCTTAGGAATAAAGAAAAAGTAGACTTAACTGATATGAGAAAAGAATTAAAAAAAGCAACAGGCGAGACAATAAAAAAGGCATACACAAATACAATGGGTGTAAATTTCTCAAATGTAAAAGAAGAAAGAGATGTTGATAAATGGATTTCTTCTTTGCAAAAAGTATATAATGCCATGGATGCCGGTGAAGACAAAAGCGTTGCTGTTAAAAAAATTACGGAGGGTTGGAGCCCAATGGAAAAGTTAGATTTTGATGTTTGGTCAACATTCTATGAGAATGGTAATCATGAAAAGTATTCTGTTAAAACGGCGGCTTTTGGGAATGTAATTCCCGTTAGAAGCGTATTCCCTAAAGAACAGGATGCACAAGAATTTGATGTTGAGCAATTAGAGACGGTTTCCCCCAAAGTAAAAACAGAAAAGACTAAAGAAGAACTAAAACGTTCTTTAATTTCCAGATTAGACTCCGCAGATAAAATTCTTAGGGAGTTTGTTTATGTTTGGCCAAGAGATATTTGGGAAAGATTGGCCGAAGCACTTTCTGATCTTAAGAGACAGGTTGTTCTGTTGCGATCAGAGGCAACAATTAGAGATTGTATTGTCAGAACTGCAAATATGTGGGAAAATGAAGGCTTCTCTGAGGGAGCAAGTGTTTTAAAGAAAATTGCTGCCCCAACAGATGTTGCTGACCAAATACAAGAAGCTTTAAATAAAAAAGAAGAGCCAACCACAGAAGAGACTCCTGTTGAGGGAATGCCAGCACCAGAAGCCCCCATGGAAGAAATGCCATTAGATATGCCGTTAGAAGGAGCCAGTGGCGACCTGCCACCGACAGAAGCTCCTCCTTTACCAGCTGACGTGCCTGCTCCACCGGCCCCACCAGCTGCTCCTGAGGCTCCTATTCCACCACCTATGTCTACTGTACAAGGGCCAAGTGATAACCCTTATGTTGGCAAAACAATTCAAGATGTTGTTGATATTTTAGAGCCAGCGGCTCAACAGTTGAGTGAAAGAAAAGATGTTAGAGAGTTAACAAAAGCAGACATGATGCTTGATGCATTAAATGTAGCTTCTCACTTCCCTGAGTTGGGCGAAGCGATTGCGAAAATGATTGAATCAACCATTTATGTACATACAAGATTAGAGAAAGTAATTTCAAAGTTAAAGGGTGGGCTAAGAGAAGAGCAAGAAGAAACTGCGGCTCCCGTTGTTGAAATGGAAGAGCTTGGAGCACCAGCTGCTCCTTCAGCAGAAGCACCCATGGCACCACCAAATGAAAAAGAAATGTTTGAAGTAACAGAAGAGGAACCAACGAAGTAGGAGTTATAAATGCTATTATCGGAATTATTAAATGAGCTTAGTGATATAGCAGCAAAAAATAATATTTCACCTCCTTTTGTTGTTGGTGGGCTACCAAGGGATAAGGTTTTTGGTTTTGCTAGTAATGTAAAAGACATTGATGTTACTACTGGAGATAAAGGATCTTTTGAGCTTGCAATTCTTTCCAGTAAGGTATGGACTGATGCAAGTTTTAGATCATATGATGATGGCCATTCTTCATTGGATTTTAAGAATATAAGATTAGATTTTTCTAATAATTTTATTCTTCCCGGAATAGAAGATGAATTAATAAAGTTGGGAATAGAAGAGCCAACATTGTTACAAAAAGAAATGTTTAGTAGAGACTTTACAATTAATACTCTATTGCAGCCTGTAGATTTAAAGCAAGATCCTTTTGATATAACTGGCCTGGGGATAAGTGATATTAAAGAAAAAAAATTAAGAACCCCAGTTAACCCAGAGTTTACAATTGGGTATGATCCAAGAAGAATTCTTAGAGCAATCAAATTGAGTATAAAATATGATTTGGAAATTTTAGATGATGTTAAAGAAGCTATGATAAAATATAGAGGCGCAGTTGGTGAATTGCCAGTTGGGCACATAAAGAAACAAATCAATCAGATGTTAAGGATTAATACGGAAAAGACAATTAATCTATTAATAGAGTTTAAATTGTTGCCAATAATTCCAATTAGTAAACTTATGGTATTAGAAGCAACTAAGAGCAAAATGATCCAAAGTGTATTGGACAACATGAGGTTCTAATGGAACTCAATAGACTATTAAGATTGGCCGAAATTCTATATGAATCTAAAGATATTGCTAATCTTAATTTAGTTTGCGCTTGTTTTGGTAGTCACATTAGGAAATATTCACATTTTATTCCCGACAAGAATACAAATGGTCCCGAGTTTTGGAAAAAAAATTTAGATTATGATGCCGAAGAAGACTCTCCTTATTTTGGGAGTGTAAAAGAGTTTTTAGAAAAGTATCCAGGCGGAATAGGCGATTGGCTAATAAGCAGAAAAGGGAAAAAATGAAAAAACAATCTTTTATTAGATCAGATAAACTAGAACACAAATCTAAATGCCCATTTGGTTTACCAATAACTGATGCCTGTCATCATGCTGGGGATTCTGTTTCAAGAATGTGTCCATTGGAAATGTTAGAATCAGAAAAGGTTGATCTTGTAAAGAAAACAAATAGTAGAGTTTATATCTATTATAAAAATGGACAGCGATGCATTTATGCTAAAAATATTATGGAAGACCATGATAATGTAAATTGTGATTTTGGAGATACAGCACAGGGAATGAATACACCAGCGATTAGTGGTAGCCCAATTTATGCTCAGACATTTGCTGGGGTGGGGCTTGATGGATTATATGCATTTCCGCTTGGGTTTTATGCAGACAACAATGAGAGTAGAAATTTATCTCAAGGGTTATTTTCTTTAGTTGGCGGAAAGGCATTTGATATTATTAAGACAGCAGTCTTAGATGAAGAAAGCATGAAAGATATTGTGAAAAAATTAGAAGACGGGGGCGAATTAAATACTGAAGACATGACAAGATTAGAGACAGCACTTGAGAGTTGTAGAAGTGATTTTGAAAAAAGTAGTACTACTTCTGCAAAACATGTTGAATTAGACCAAATGTGGAACTCACGGAAGAGGCTGTAGGAGAATTATTATGCCAACCGATTCTGTTTTAACCGCTGTTGCTCTTGCTTTCTTTTGGTCTATTTTTAAAGCGATAGAATATCTTGTTACAAGAAAAAAAGGTAACAGATGGAGCAAAGAGCACGAAAAAAAATTAGATGAAATTCATGACGCCGCAGTAATAAGAGCAGCGGAATATAAAAAAATAATGGTTTTTTTAGAGGCAACCGTTAAAGTTATAGAAGATAAAGTTGTTCATTTAGACACTATGCATAATGTTTACGATGAAAATCTTGTTCCAAGATGGTATGTGCCAAGCGATGTAAAATTAATTAGACAAATTTCCAGTGATGTGGCGTTGATTAATAAAGAGATTGAGGAAAGTTTTAGTGATGTTAGAGATGGACAATCTGTTTTAGTTGAGAGAGTTATTGATCTTATCTCGTCACAGAAGTTAATGGTTGAAAGACTTGGTGATTTAATTGGTAAATTAAATAGGATGTCTAACAAATAGGAGTTTTGTCATGAATAGAATTGATTCTTTTGTTAATATGTGTGAAAAAAAACGTACTTTCGAATTAACAGATAGAACTTTTAGAGAAGAATTCAACAGGAAAGTTGATGAACTACTAAATTTTCAATATAACACTATAACGAAATTAGATGATGTGTTGGAAAGACTAACAAAATTAGTAGCATAATCAGGAGGCAAATTATGGTTCAAGAGAACGGATTATTTATAGTAGCTGAAAATGAAATTTATAATGAGGAAGAGGTTTTTTCTGTTGGCGAAGACGAGCCTGCTCATCCTCCAGTAGGCGCACCTTCAATTGCAAAAGTTGAAGAAAAACCTAAGGGTTGGCTTAATACAAGAGAAGTTGAGGAATTTTTTCCATTCCTGCTTGAAGAGTTTAAGAGGCTAAAGAAGCCACTTGAGGTAAGAACAAGCTTGAGTGCCACAGAACAAGCTCTTGGTCAATGGAAAGATTTAAATAAGCATATTTCTAATGCGTTAAGTAATGATTATTATGGTAAGCTTGATGCCCAGAAGTTAGACCAACTTCGATCTCAGGTTGAGCGTAACATTGATGATTTAGAAAGAATCAGAGTATCTTATATTAATTTAAAAAAGAATAAAAGAGCTGATGCGCAGCATGAAATTGTAAAAGAAGCAACAACACCAAAATATTTGGGTATGCAAACAAATATGACGTTATTCGAGCGAGCAATTGTTGGTGCGCTTATTAATGGGGTTGTTTCTGGTGGTCGTAATATGGAAGAGCTTTATGCTCTTGCTAAGAAGAAATATGAGCTTTCTGACAGAGAAGAATTGGCAGTTTTCCAAGCACTTACTGACTTAGGATATCCAACATTTAAGGATAGGCTAAGGGTTGGCGATGACAGCCAAGATCCTGATGGAACAAACATTGGTGAATGGCAGAGCCAATATTATAGCTGAGGAGATAAATAATGTCTTATTTTTATGATAGAGAGCACAGCGTTGCTCCACAAATGGCTGATTGGTTAAAAACTTTTGCCGACAATGAAATTAAAAGTGGAAATAATTACACTTCCATTCAGGACATTTTTAAGAAAAAGAATGATCTTGATGCTGTAGAGGCTAAGGTAAATGAAATCCGCGCACGTGTGGGGCTGGATTTAATTAACGATGAGACAGTAAAGACAGCTCAATTAAATAGTTCTCCAGAGCAAGAGGAGTATTATGGTACAATTAGTACTATGAATTTAAAAGATCTTTTAAAATCAAAAGAAATGCTTTTAAAAAGATTTCATAATTTGACAGCTGGATATTTTAATAAATTGGAAAAACCAGATGTTGATGAGGCAGAGAAAATAAAGTTAAATAAAATCGTTAAAGCGCTTGTAAAAATAGATCATAGATTAAAAGAAATTGATCAAATGCAAAATTCAGATGACGCTCTGGTTGGTGGATTGGGCGATGATACAGAAGATAAAGAATTTGATAAGAAGCAATTAGAGATGGGGATTGAGGTTGAGAAAGAACATACCCCTGATCTTAAAATTAGAAAAGAAATTTCTAAAGATCATCTTACTGAAAATAAAAACTATTATGATTATTTAAAAAAAATGGAAAAGAAAATGGATAGTGATGAGAAGAAGGCTCAGTTTGTAGTTTTCCTAACAAAGCTTGCCCAGGAGCATGATAGCATTGGTGATGCTGACGGTGCAATGAGAATCGATGAGCTAACAGGTGACATTGCTTCAAAATTAAAGACAAGTATTTTTGATAGGATTCCTGAAATTAAAGAAGCAATTAAGATTTTTATTACTTCTCGTGGCGGTGAGGTTGATAATCTTGCTGTTAAGGAAAAAATCATGAAGGAGTTTGATGGATTGATTTCTGAGAGGGATCTTGGAGAAATTTTTGAGTATATTAAAAAAGTAAAATCCGAATTGCCAAAGAATAAAGAAAAAAAGCGCGTCGATCTATCAAAATTTGATCAAACTCAGTTTTTAAGTGATACTGATACAAAGGAAGAGGGGCCTTTTAACGGCAGATAATTATGCAACAGAAAGTTCTAACCGCCAATGATATGTGGAGTTCGGAGAACAGCTTTGATCTGCTTAGAAAAGAAATTCTAAAAGTAGATCCTGTTGCTTTTACTGAAACCTATCTAACAATTGACGGCAAACAATTAAAGCTTACTGGTAATGGATGGAAGTTCATAGCTGATATTTATAGACATGTTATAGTGTCTGCCATGTCAAATTCTGGTAAGCCAATTGTTATCGTGAAAGGTCGCCAGGTTGGCGCTACGGTTATGGCTGCTGCCCTAGAGCTTTATATGGTTGCAAGCAATGTATATGGAAGAAATGGTTTGCCGCCCGTAAGAGTAATGCATGGATTTCCACAATTGGACATGATGCATTCTTTTGCAAAAGACAAATTAGAAAAAATGATTAACTCTTCTACTGTAATACCTGATTTTTATGATAAAAGAAATCCGGGTGTTTTGAAGCCGTATGTTGCGGCGCAAAAAGATAGCTTGAGAGAATCTACAGATTCTTTGTTTTATAAGCAGTTTAAAGATGGGAACACGCTTTGGTGTGATTCATTAGGAACAGAAGGCACAAGAGTTCTTGGTAGAACATTTGATATTTTGTTTTGTGACGAAGTTCAAGATATGACTGAGTTATCTATTTCAAAAGCAATCAAGTGTTTAACTCGTGCTCAATATGGACCACAACCTGGTGGAGTTCAGATTTATTTTGGAACCCCACGACAAAAGGGAACTTTCTTTTACAGAATGTGGGAGCAGTCAGACCAGCGTAGATATTATTTGCGTTGCGGAGAATGTAGTAAATATTTTCTTTTATACACTTCTGGAAGCGATAAGTGGGAGAAGGAAATATGGTTATATGAGAATGTTGTAAAGTGTCCATTTTGCAATTATGAGCAAGATAAAGTGGAAGCTGTTGAGAGAGGTAAGTGGATACCAACACCAGGTAGAGAAGATTCAAACTTTGTTGGTTTTCATTTTAATCAGTTATTTATCCCTGAATTCACAAAGGAAATTATATTTAAAGAAAAACCAGAAAATAATCCTTTAAACTCAGAGATAACATATAATAATGAAGTGCTTGGAGAATTTCACTCGGGCGAAGGCATGCCGATTACGTTTGAGGAAATTTATGCAAGCTGCAGAGACCCAGAAAGAGCAGAGGCAAGAATTATTTTGCCGGGTGAAAAGGTAACTTACCTTGGTGTTGACTGGGGCGGTAAGCCAGACATTGATGGTATAAAAAGAGGTCAATCTTTTTCTGTTGGAGTAGTTCTTTCTGTTGAGCATGATAACAAATTTAATATTGAATTCGCGGCTAAGTTAAAAAAGATTGGCTTGGATGATAAGAAAGAATTTGTTAATAATATGTTCAAGTTATATAGCATAAGAAATGCAATGGGAGATATTGGGTTCGCAGAAGATGTTTCAAATGAATTAAAAAAAGAATATGGCGAAAAATATAAAACCGTTAGAAACTCAAGTATGGTTGTTGGCGGTGTGAAATATAATAGAGATGAGTTGGAAATCGTAGTAGATAAAGATAGAATTATTGAAGAAGTTTTCGACTTATTGAGGAAAGGCAATATAAGATTTCCATGGGCTAGCTATGAGAAAATAGCTTGGCTTGTTCGTCATTGTTGTTCTATGGAAAGTAAAGTCGTAGAGAGAAAGGGGCAAATATTGCAGACATATATTAAGGGCAAAAGCCAAAATGACGGTTTAATGGCTCTTATCAATGCATATTTGGCTTATAAATTTGATAAAACATGTGGGTTTAGGTTAAATTCAGATATTATGAAGAGTTCTGGATTGCCAAGACCCGTTTTGGCATATGCGCCAAAGTTGAGGTAATATATGACAAAGAGAAGAAGTTCAAGAGAAAATAATGTTCCGGAGCTTAGAATTTCTAAGGCTACAAATGGTGTTAGTGATTTTAGAAAAGAACAGATTAGTCAATCACTTGAGAATGGAGAGATTGTTCAGGCTTCAAGTTATGTCGGCAGTGTTCTTTCTAAAAAGGCATCAAGTGACTCCATTGCGCCAGTTGGAACGCAAAAAATTAACCGTGGTGACTGGCAGCATGGAGATGGAATCTCCTCTGGTGTTAGATCTGGTTCTGTTAATACACAAAATTCAAAATTAGCAGTTGGTGCAGTTGCGCATAGTGATAATTTTCAAAAGAGAGCATCCATTGTCGGTGGTAGCAGCGCTTCTTCAGCAGGATCAAATGTTGAAAGAATGGCCCCAGAAGTTTATAGCCCACTATTTACTATGGCAAATCTTAATTTGCCAAGAGATTGGATTACAATTAATGCATGGTGTAGAAACTTTTTTCAACTGCATCCAATTGTTAGAAATGCAATTACATTGCATGCAACATATCCAATTAGCAAATTAAATTTAAAATGTCATGATAGAAAAGTCTTACAGTTTTTTGAGGACATGATAGAGGAAATAGATTTGCTATCTGTGATTGGTGATGTTGCACTGGAATTCTGGAAGCTTGGTAATTGTTTTCCATATGCAGAACTTGATGAGAATGTTGGCAAGTGGTCTAATATAATAATTCAAAATCCTGATTACATAAACATAAAGAAAAGCGTTTTATCATCAGAGCCTATTATTTTGTTAAGACCAGATGCCGCATTGCAAAGGATGGTTATGAGTAATAATCCTGCTGATGTGCAGTTGAGGAAACAAATTCCAGAGAAAGTTTTATATCATGTTAGAAATGGACAATCTGTTCCTTTGGATAATTTTAACGTGTCACATTTAAAGATGCTTTCTAGCCCATATGATATTCGTGGTACAAGCATTATTGTTAGTGTTTTTAAAGATTTATGTCTTTTTGACAAGCTCCGAGAGAGTAAATTCGCTCAGGCAGACGGTATGGTAAACCCATTAACTTTGGTGAAGGTTGGTGGAGCTACAGATGGTGATTATAGGGCAACACAAGAAGATATAGAATTTTTTAGGCAGATTTTAGAAGAAGCACAATATGATAAAGACTTTAAGTTGGTTACGCATGCTGGAGTTACAATTGAGAAAATAGGATCAAATAGTGCTGTTTTGGATGTAACACCAGATATTGAGCAGATTAATAAAAATATATATACCGGATTAATGGTTCCAATGGCTGTAATTGATCAAGAGGGACCAACTTATTCTGCCGGCTCAATTGGTCTTGAAGTGTTGAGGCAAAGATATTTTAATTTTAGAGCTATAATGGCTAAGTGGCTAGTTAAAAAGATTTTTGCACCAATTAGTGAGATTCAAGAATTTTATGAGTACAAGGGTGGAGAAAAGAAATTAATTATTCCAGAGATTGAATGGAATCAAATGAACCTTTATGATTTACAGGATTATATTGGTAATATTTCTAATCTTGTCGGTGCAAAGCAAGCTTCAGTTCAAACATTATATAAGAGTCTAGGGTTGAATTATGAGGAAGAAAGAGTTAGAATGAGGCAAGAGGCCATTCATGATTCTATTAGAAGAAGGGAAGAAGAAGCTCTAGGCAAGATGACATTATCAGAGTTACGCGGATTGGATCCAGAAAAAGAAATTATGGAGCCAGTTGAAGAGCAAGAGCGAGCTGCAGAAGCTATGCCACCTGATGCTGGTGCCGCCGGTGGCGGCGGTGCAATGCCTGGTGGATTACCAGAGTTAGCGCCGCCACCAATGCCCGAGGCGAGTCCAATGCCAAGCGGAGACATGGGCCCTGGGGCTGCTCCAGCCGGTGGGCCACCAAAAATATGATTGGAGGGAAATTATGATTAATCCAAAGGTTCCATCTCTTGAAGAGATTATTCGTGTTGCAAACCTATTAGATGAATTAGGTGAGAGCAAAGACGCAGAGATTCTAGACGAGTACATTGGTAAGTTTGCCAACAGCACAAGTGACATTATAAAGTATGCTGGTTTTTGGGGCAATGTATGGGGTAGGATTTCTGGGCGAGTAAAGAGAATGTTTATTGATGAGTGGAAAGATTTATATTCCGTTGTGAAAGAGTCACAGGAATCTTTGGATAAGATGATAGAAGTAACGAAGCAAGAGTATGATAAGGCCAGGTCACTTTTTAAGAATTATAAATTTAAAGAGTGGCGTGAAGAAGTTTCAAAGATGACTTATTTGAAAAAAGAAGGTCTTGTTGAAAAGACGAATCAAGCTTTTGCAAATTTTGCTAAATCATCACTTAAGGATTATATGGATGAAAGTGAAGTTGAGGAAGGGCAGAAACAAGAAAAAGAATTCAATAAAGGCGAACAAAGTATTTTGCAGAGGGCAAGAAGAATTCTTGAAAAAGATCCTATTGCTAAAGCTCAACTGCCTGAATGGTCAGGAAAAGGATATGTTAAAATAAATAATATAAATGGCAATGTGGCAATTTTATCTGATAAATTTGAGGGTCTGGTGCCTAGTGTTATTGCAAGAAATGATAAGGGTGAATTTTTTGCGGCTCCAAAAACTCCAAAAAATAAAGGTTCTGGTTCTACTATTATAGCGATACAAAATGCATTTGGTAAGAGAGATAGATGGAAATTTATTGGTAGTAAAAATTTTGATGATGCGCAATATTATATTTTTGAAAAATCCAGCCCAATTAAAAAGAAAGAAAATTCCCCGGAAGATATTTTAGGCTCTGATGTTGTAGAGACAGGAGAAGTTGTTCCTGATGTTACATCAGAAAAACCCGCTATTAGTGTTCCTGGAGAATCAGAACCAGTAAGTACTACTGTTGCTCCAGAAGTTAAGACGCCAGTTACTCCAGCCGTTGCGCCAGTTACGCCTTCTGCTGCGCCAGTTACTCCATCTGTCGCGCCAGATGTTACTCCACCAATATCAAGTCGGGTTGACCCCGTTGCACCTATTGGGACACCACCTGGGGGCCTTTCTTCAATTATAGAAAAACCTGCTCCAGTTGCATCGGGAAGGTCACGAATACCTGATGAGCAGAGGGAAAGAAGAATGTCTACATTAGATGTTGATACACCACAAGACGTTTCTGTCGAAACAATAGCGGAACAACAACGAAAAATACAAGAAGAAGCAGATAAACGTGGAATATCACCAGAAGAACTTGTGGAATTAGGTGTTACAAAAACACTAGAAGATACGATAATGGAAGGTGGAGATGATGAAGATGACGAAAAAAAATTAACAAAAGAAGATGCAGTGATGCTTGGCATTGATGAAGCCAAACAAAAAGAAGATGAAGCCAAACAAAAAGAAAGAGCGTTATTTGGAGACGAAAAAGTTGTCGAGCCTGTAGTAGAAGAAAAAAAGCCAGAAGCCCCTGTAAAGAGATCAAGAGAGCAAATAGAAAAAGATATCTCTGATGCTTTATCAAAGGGTGTATGGGTAAAGTATAATGAGAATGCAAAAGAAGGATATCAAGGTAAGCTTGGTCTTGTAGCACCTTCCACAGCAAGAGGTGGGAAAGCTCACTTTGACCCGGTCGTAGATCCTTCCGTTATTAGTGCTGCTTCTGCCCAATATACAAAGATGCAATTAGATATTGCAAAGAAGATGGGAGACATAAAAAAGCCACTTCTTGTTGATCTTGGAGCTGAAACAAAAACAGCATCTCGCGTTGATAAAATAATTAGACTTTCAAAATTAAATTCTTTTGAAGAAACCACGCATAATTTCGTATTAAAGATGAAATCATAAGGTGAGGTTTTTTATGGGTAAAATGATCAGGATTTGTGCTTGGTGTAAAGAATTCATGGGCGAAGCTGAACATGATAAGGACGAAGAATTAATTACTCATGGCATTTGTGAAAAATGCTTTAATGAATATTTTGGTGAAGAGCAAGAGGATCCTGATGAAGTTCACACTCAGGATATTAAGGATTCTGAAGTTGTAAAAACGGCAGCATTCGAGCCAGACGTAAAAGAATTATTAGACGAAATAGTTTCATCAAAGTCACACAGGCTGACAGGGTTAAGAAATGTTCCTGGTGTTGATGTTAAAAAAGCATATGAGATTTTTTCCGCATTGGAATCAAGTAATAGATTTATTGTTGGAGATTCTGGAACTTCTTTTGGCAAAACGCAAGTTCAATTAGGGTCATTCTTAAATGCTGCCGCATCAGACCCAAACATCACGAATTTAACTGGTTTAACACCAAGTCAATTAAAATCATTCTCATCCGAGTGGGTAAAAAATCAAAAATTATTATCAAAGTATGACTGGAGGAAGCAATCTTCAGTAAGTCAAGATGATATTGATAGGAATAAGAGTAAAGCCATTCAAAGAATGGAAGGTACAATTATCAGAGTATTTCCAAATGGGCAACCAGGTGTTGTTAGGATTGTAAATGGTAAAACAATTGCTGAGGTATTAGACCTTAATGTTTTGCAAAGCTATGGGTTTAAGGTAAATGATTCTTCAGTAAGGTCCAAGATTGATTCTATTATGAAGCAATTTGTTACTTGGGCTGTTGTTAGAAATTCTTTGGCTAGAGTTTTAACATATCAGCAAATGCCAGACATTCATGATAAAATTATGGCTACATTTTCCAATCAGAATGTAAGTAAGAATTCTCAATTGTCAGATTTAACTGATAGGATTATACAAACAAATCTTTCTGATAAGATTGAGGGTGTTGCCAATGCAGTAAAAAGATATGGGTATGATACAAGTGCTCCTGGGGCTTATAATATCTATCAGTTAATTGCAATTGCAAATGCAAGTGGTACAGGAAGAGTAGAAGAATTTCTTAGAACAAAAAAACCATTTAGTGCTGGTAATTTAACATATTTACAGAGAGCAAACAGAAAGATTCAAGAAGTTACAAATATAGCAACA